TTATTCTTTATTGTTTATATTTAAAATTTTTTTTCGTCTATCTTGATTTCTAGCCTCTTGTTCAGTTATTAATATATCCAAATCCACCAAAAACACACACAACAACATATTCGAGTATGTTGGTGCCAATATATAATTATTTAATATATCCACAATAATAGCAGAAATATTTTTATCTTTTGGTAATAATTCATGACAACTTGGGTTTAAAAAATTAATTGATGTCGAGCTAACAACATTTAAAAATTCCTCACCGCGAAAAATATCTAATAATTTAATCGTTTGATATTGTGTTTCATTTGGATAAATAATATAATTTTGAATAGTTTTTAATAAAATAACCTGAAAATCCGAATTTCCAATGTTCTCAAAATACCTTATAAAATTATCAACATCTATATATCTCATGTTTAAAAAGTTAATTCCAATGCTACTAAAAGACTCGTACTTTCATTATCAACTAACAAAAACGACTCAAAAACGAACACATCCACATCTGTTTTACCATCTGGGTATTGTAAAGAATTAAAATATTTCTTTGGAAATGTTATGGACAAATCATCCATCATCACATTTTCGCTGACAGACAACTCCCACGCAGTCTCACCTATCGTTAATTTATTTTTCTTAATGTTCAGATATAAGATATCATTTTCAAGTTCGATTTTTGACATTTTTTTAATTTTATCAAAAATAGATTTATTTAAATTGAATTTAAAATCCGAATTATTTTTATCAATAGCAGATTTAACTTTGTCTATATCAATATCCAAATTACCACCCCTTGGATCTCCACCAATATTAGTTAATCTTAAATTTTTATTTTTGATTAAAAAACTATCCGCAAATTCTTCATCGTTCATAAAAAATTTACAATTTAACTTATCATCATAATCTAAAAAATTTCTAACATTTGAATCGAATTTTTTGCCATTCGGTATAATAAATTTCAACATACCTTGCAATTCATCTTTAAACGAAAAAATGTCATCAGTTTTAATTATAAAAGATTTAAACGCATTAACATTCTTTTTTTCACCTACTAACGAATACATTAACACATTGTGTTTATCCACTTTAAGTAAAACCTCAGTATTTATACTTACTAAGTCCTTTATTTTATCTAAAAAAATTTTTAATTGTTCATTTGTCATCACCAACGAATAATTAACTGTTTCAGTCCTTACCATTCAAAAAATTTATTTTTATTAAAAATTATACTATCTTAGTTTAGGTTTAAAATAGAAAAAAGTTTTTAATTAAACGGACTATTTCGACTATAAGGTACATTATTCACAAACGGAGATAAATGTCTTCCGGAGGGGTTTGTATTACCATATATTTTCTGGCGAGCTGATGAAAAACCACCATTCTTATATGATGATGATGTTTCTTCTGCAAATTTTTCAACAAAATGCAAAACATCACCACCTAATTCATTTTCTATATACATATCAACTAGATTTTTAAACCCAATATTATCATATACTGTAGAAAGCAAAACATTCGTCATAACACAATTATGAACAACTATACCATTAGCAATATAACTGTTATCATCTTCTACTTCGAGATTATATGTTAATCCTTTATAATTATATTTTTTACTATAATCTAAATTTGATGATATCTCAAATTCTGTTATTTTTTTTAATGATGATGATTTCGGATGTTCATCGTATATAGTTACCCAATATTGATCCTTTGTTCTCACTCCATATCTATATCTCTTATTTTTAGTTATTGTATTTGTTTTACCTAATGCAGATGCGATATCTCTCATACTTAGGGCAAGTTGTAAACTAGTTGAACAACCAATAACATGTGGAGTTCTATTTTTTCTATTTACACTCCAACCATCACCTTTAATCCAATATTCTAATACATACTTTAAATCTTTTCCAAAATCAATTGCATAATATGGTAATATTTTTTCTTTAGTTTCTTTATCATAACATTTAATTAATAATTCATATAATGTTTTATTATACGTTATCAACATTGTATGATTCTTGTGATTTTCTTCGAAAACTGACAAATTTAAATTCTCTAAATATTGTTTTATCTCATCAATTAAAATTACAGATTTTTTATTAAAAGAGACAGAAACCCTATACGAGGTTTTAGATGATTTATAACAATTGCCATCAGCTAAAAATAAACCTAGAAATTTTGAAAAACTAGAATCTAAAGTTATATTCAACAATTTCATATTTTTTATAGCAGAGTTCTTGTATTTTTCGTATAATTCGGTATAATTTATTATCTTATTAATATTTTTATCATACTCATCAATAATATTAACACATTTATGTTTATTTTTTACTAATTTATTTGGTGTGTTCCACTCTCTTTTATCAAACCTCTTCTTATTACTACCATATGTTATACTATATAATGGATGATTATATGTTATATCAAGCGGAACCTGACCTTTAAATTTAACTTCATACATATCACCATCAAAATCTTTAATAGAAATATTTGTAACTTTTTTATAATTATTTAAATGAGTTAAAACTTCATCACCAATGATAATATCTTTTATTTTTTTATATCCTTTTCTAGTTTTTATCTGAGTGTCAGGCAATAAACAATCATCATGTCCAGATTCCGCTCTATATGTAACACTACCACCAGGTGTGACATGCTTACTAAACGTCGACACTTCTCCTATATTAACATCATTATGTATCATCATTTTTCTTTTCTTAACAGCTTGTTGAAATTCCTTATCGACAATTAAATGTTTATCTCGACTAAGTTTTAATCCAATTTTTGGTTTAATATCATCCTTTCTATGTTTATACCTTAAAAATATAGCATTGAAAAATTCATTATTACCATCAAAAACGTGTGGTAAGTGTGATAAAAATTCGCCACCATAAGTGTTATATTCTAAAACAGACTTCAATTTTTCAGGATCGAAAAATTCAAAACATATTAAATAAAATATATGAGCGGCTTCTTTAATCGAATAAATATTATTTCTATACATACCAATCTGTTCAAGTTTGAACAAGTCGTATATAGTTTCAAACATACCACGATCTCTTTCAAGTTCTGATTTATCTTTAATCATTAATCTGAATAAATTAAAAACAGTATAATCTTGTGCTAAACCTTCCGATAAATCTACCGAAGGTAATATATAATAATTTTTTATTTGGTTAATGTCAAATAGTTCTGGTTTATCCGTTATCCATTTTAAAGTGTCGTATGGTATTGTTAATTTATCATCAAAATGTTTAATTGGTATATAATTAAAAGGAATTGTTTTCTTTTTAAGACTATCCATCATTATTCTATCAAATAGTAACTTATCTCCTGTAATAAAATGTAAATCGTATTCTTGTTTAAATTTATCCTTACCACCAATAAGTTTAGTTTCATCTTCTTCCCAATTTGTAACTATTGCCAATTCTGGTAATGGTATACCAAAAATTCGCATTTTTCTTATATTTGTAATATGTGTTACGGTATCATCTGAATCATACCTGACACAATCTATCACATCACCACCTTTAGTTTTCTTATAAAATTTTAAACCTTTGCTTCTTAATTCCCGCAAAACACCAGATTTAGTAAATTTATATTTCTTTAATTTATTAGGCATCAACTGCATTTGTGTGTCTTGTCTACCAGCAACTTGATACCAATACACACGCATAGCAGTGTATGGATTTTTTAACGGATCGTCTATTTCTTTTTCCGCACCAATCAATAAATCATGAAACATATTAAAGCCATCAGGCGTAGATGTTATGATAATTTTCGAATTTTCTATCGAAGAAACCACAGGAACAATGGCACCATAATAATCTCTAACATAATTATCCGGTATATGCGCAAACTCATCCAAGTATAACAAATCTATCGTAAATCCAATCGCAGGCTCCTTTGTTCTATTCTCAGTTTGAATTCTCGAATTATTTTCAAATGCTATTGATTTTTCATTCCAATTCACAACACCCTTTTTAAGATAAAATGGTAATAATCTATAAATATCCTTTATTTTTCTTACAATCTCCTTTACCGTACCACCCTTATTAGCCACCACCATTGCACCTTTATCATCATTAAACAACACAAAATGTAATATAACTATCGCAGCAGAAACAGTATTATGTGATAATATATCATTGGTGTAATATGATGGTTCAGGTCCATCAACAGTAAAATCAAACATACATATCTTACCGTAAAGTTTTCTAACAAACTTAACTTTAGATATTCCACTTTTTGTTATAACATAATCATCAATACTCAAATCTTTGACGAACTTCACGATATGTCCGTCACAATATACGATATGATCATCAGCACACTCCATACTATTACCATTCTCTAATAATAATTCCCAACGTTGAAGTGGTATTGTCCGATTTATTTCAGATACTGGGGTATAACCATAATCAGTCTCTACCGAGTTATCAGATAAAGGTATAATATCCATCATTTTAGTTAATGGTGTACTTTCATCAGTATTATGATTTTTTAATTCATATTTCTCTATTAGCTGAATTAAAAAAATAACTATGTTTTTTAAATATCTATTCAATAAACTATTTATCTTTTAGTTATATATATATAAATAACACATCTCTAATAAAAGAGCGATTTTACACTTTGACTATTATATATAAGAAAATGATAATAACAAAAAACATAAAAATTAATATAACAAGTAGAAATATAACATATTATAAAAATAATGGTTATAATATTAAATTTGGAGATCAACTTAACATACAAGTTTCAGACTTAAATCCAGGTAGTCCAACAAAAATTGAAGTGTGTTGTGATTTTTGCGAAAATGTTAAAATAATACAATATAGATTATATATTAATAATATAAATAATAGCGGTAAATATTATTGCAATAAATGTAAACATAAAAAATCAAAATTAACAAAATTAACAAAATATGGTGACGAAAATTATAATAATATAAAACAAACGAAATCTACAAAATTAAAAATTTATGGCGATGAAAATTATACTAATACTAAACAAATGAAATCCACAAAATTAAAAAAATATGGTGACGAAAAATATAATAATAATAAAAAAACAAAAACAACAAAATTAGAAAAATACAATAATGAAAATTATAATAATACAGAAAAACATAAAAAAACATGCTTAATAAAATATGGTGTTGACAACATATCAAAATTAAAAAAAACAACAATAAATAAAAGGGTAAACAAAAAAATCAAATTAATTAATTTATATGAAAAACATGGATTGATTGATATAGATTATAACACATATGAATATATATGCGAGTGTAAAACAAAAAATAACATTTTTAAAATACCAAAAACAATATTCTACAATAGATTAAAAACAAAATCGACATTGTGTACAATTTGTAATCCAATCGATATACATATTTCCGATAAAGAAAATAAATTATACGACTTTATTAAAGAAAATTATAATGGTGAAATATCAACATCTAATAGAAAAATCTTAAATGGTAAAGAATTAGATGTTTATTTACCGGATTTAAAATTAGCATTTGAATTTAATGGATTGTATTGGCATAACGAATTATATAAAACAACCAATTATCATTTAAATAAAACTGAATTATGCGAAAAAGTCGGAATACAGTTAATTCACATATGGGAAGATGATTGGCTACACAAACAAGATATTATCAAATCTATGATATTAAACAAGTTAAATAAAACACCTAATAAAATTTATGGCAGAAAAACCGAAATAAAAGAAATAACCAACAGCAAATTAATTAGAAGTTTTCTAGAAAAAAACCATCTTCAAGGTTTTGTCGGAAGTAAAATTAAATTAGGATTATTTTTTGAAAATGAATTAATCAGTTTAATGACATTTGGTAAAAGAAGAATAGCATTGGGTAAAAAAACTACCAATGATGATGAATGGGAATTATTAAGATTCTGTAATAAACTTAACACTAATGTTTTAGGTTCGGCTAGTAAATTGTTCAAACATTTTAAAGAAAATTATAATCCAAAAGAAATTACAACATATGCTGATAGAAGCCATTCAAATGGAGGTTTATATAAACAATTAGGGTTTAATTTTATTAAAAACACATCACCTAATTATTACTATATTATTAATGATACTAAATTACATAGATTTAATTTTAGAAAAGATAAACTAATTAAAGATGGATTTGATCCTAATAAAACAGAACACGAAATCATGTTAGATAGAAAAATTTTTAGAATTTATGATTCTGGCAATTTAAAATATTTTATAAACTTCCAAAAACATTAACACTATCTAATTTAAATTGCAAGTGTAGCATAAGTTAATGTGCTTACTATTCCAAGTAAGAGAAAATAGTTCAAATCTATTCACTTTGCTCAATCTGTAAGAAATCAACACACCTTTGTGTTATTTCTTTTTTGTTTTTTTTATATTCATTATCCCATATAACTAAAACATCATATCCATTTTCCTTAGCAATTCTTATTTTTTCACTATCTTTATCCCATATTTCTTGAGCTGTTATACTTTTTCTAAAAGGATGAGGATTATCAGCAGATTCATATAAATTAGGATTCGCGTGATACTGATCACCATTATACTCAATTATCTTTTTCTTCTTTCTATCACAAAAATCATA